TCGGGCTGACGGATGAGAAGACCCATATCGCGCAGTTTTCTCAGGCCCATGGAGGTCAAATCCACAAATTCGTCGTGCTTGCCTTTCGGATGCATCCCGACTTGTGTGATGACTTTCTCCATCCAGGGCCGATCCGGTCCGTGGATGATGCCTTCAGCAAACAGGTGTTGGACACTGTACAGGCGAGCGGTCTTGTCCTGGCTCTTGGGATCGAACAACTCGACGCCAAACCGCTCGCGCCAGTACAGGCGGCGGATCTCCTGCGCAACGCTGATGCCAGAGGCTTTATTTTCAATCAGCAGCAGGTCGACTTTCATTTTCACGCAAGTCTGAGCTACCTTCAGGACCAACTCATGCAGCGCGAGATGATCATCCCATGCCCACATGCACATGACCTGGGGGGCGAACTCCGAGTAGGTGGAGTCTGGCCTGATAAACGGCTTGCCATCAGCGGTTTGAATCTCGCCTCTGAAGTTAGTGGCGCCGATCTGGGTGGTAGGCGCCTTCGCGTTGCCCGAGAATATTCCCCACACGATCATCCCGCTCGGATCGTTCATGGTGTCTTCGGTGTAGGCCGTGTCCAGACATCCGATGATGTAATCCATGGGCGGGTAACTGTCCGGCTCCCACAGTTTCCACCACTCGCGCAAAATAATTCCGCCGCCCTTCGGCTCTGGCCGCTGTTGAATCTGACCCGCGAAGGTGAACGGCCCCATGCTCTTTTCGAGACGCTTTAAATACGGCTCGCTGAAACGCTCCGGCCATAACAACTCGCCGGGCTCCGTGCGAGGGTCTTTCCAACCAATGGATGTATGAAACGACCGCTCCGGCTCATAACGGCCCGGCAGACACAGGTGGGTCCAACCGTCCGCCTCGTGCTCGAGGATGTGTCCGGTCAGATCATCCTCGCCCAGGCGCTGTTGTATGATGATGAATGCGCCATGCTCGGGATCGTTCAAGCGCGTCGGCATGGCGGTCGTCCACCAGTTTATCGTTGTCTCGGTGGTCGCCTCGCTTTCAACATCATTGGCCGCGTTCGGATCATCGATACAGATGATATTGCCGCCCTCCCCCGTGACGCCTGCTCCGATTGATGTTATGAGCCTATCTCCGCCCTTGTTGTTGGTGAAACGTGACTTGGTATTCTGGTCTGTTGTGAGTTGGAACCTGTTTCCCCAGCGCGCCTGATACCACGGCGATTCGATCAAACGGCGGCATTTTACGGAATCGCGCAAAGACAGCTTATCCGCATAGGATGCGTATAGAAACGGCACTCCTGGGCCGCACGTTGGACTTCTGGTCGACTGCGCCCACGTCCACGCCGGGAAGGCCACCGAAACGGTGTTTGATTTTCCGATTCTGGGCGGGCAATTGATGATGAGGCGCTTGATCTCGCCGTCGACGACCGCCTGCAAATGCTCGCAGATGGCCTCGACCGCCCAACTGTCGCGCCATTGGGCGGGGTCGATGTACTTCCACGCCGCTTTGAGGAACAGATAGAGACTGTCCTCCTGGTCGGCACGATCCAGATCAGCGAGCTGCGCGTCGCGATCAATTCCCGAGGGCAATTCGATCACGGCGCGCGTCCGTAATTCGGAATCATCACAAATATCACGTAAAGGAACACCAACGCCGCCGCGAAAAACAGCGCGGCGCTGTCAGGATATGTCCTGATCCAGCGCCACGCCTTACGCCACTTATCAGAACCCCAACGCAATCAACGCCTTCCCATTCGCATCCGTCGTCAGATACGTCTGATCATGCCGCCCGCTCGCCTTGGAATTCACTGCAACCGCCGACATGGAGGTGTAGACGTTCTGCGTCTTGGCGTTGCCGCCGTTCCAGTAGGTCGAGCCGGTGAACGCCATCACGGATTGGTCGGTTGGATTCATCATCGTTTGGAATGACACGTCGGAGCCGATCTGCACTTTGTTCTTCCAGAACCGGTACAACCCCGTGCTTGAAGTCGTTCCAAACTTCACATACACATCGTAGGTTTCCCACGTGCCCAATACCGGCGCGTGCGTATTCGGCGAGTCCAGCGCCTTCATCTGCGGATTGCCCTCGAAACTGTTGATCCACGTCCCGTTTGACCCCCAGAGCACATCGTTGTAGCCGACATTCGACTGACCTGACGTCTGCGTGTTGACCCGCATCCACTTCAGCCAGCCGTCATTGGTTGCGAACGAGAATCCCGAAGGAAACAACACCCGCATCGAGATCCAGATCTCATCGCCGGCCACCAGGGGACCGTTCTGAGACTTGGACAGGCCGTAGTCCCAGCCCTGGCCCCAGGTCGGCGTCGCATTGCCGGCGATCAAAGCTTGTTTGAGGACGGTCGAGAATCCCTTGTCCAGAAAGTCCGTCGAGTAGGTCGAAATGGCGGTATTCGGGTTGCCACCGTCGTTCAGGTTCCACGACACGGCCGAAGTCGCGTTGCTCGCGGTGGGCGACTTTCCGACCGTGCCGCCGTTGAAGGATTGGAATCCCAGAATTTTCGCGGTCTGCGTGGAGCTCGGGGACGGCCCGGTGGGCGCGGTCGGACCTGTCGGGGATGTCGGACCTGTCACGCCGGTGGGTCCCGTTGGAGCAGTGGGTCCGGTCGGCAGGGTCGGGCCTGTCGGCGCAGTCGGTCCCGTGCTGCCGGTCGGTCCAGTCGGGCCGGTTGATCCCGTCGGTCCAGTCGGACCGGTCCCGGTGTACGAAATCTGCAGTGTTTGCTGCGGCACGGTCAGCAGCACGTTGCCGCTGGCGTCGGTAATCACAATGGATGTCATGGTGCGGGCCTCGGAATTAGGATGCCTTCAATGTAGAAGCGGGCAGGGAAGCGCATCCTGCGCACACGAATCGGGTACGGTTACGGACTAGCTTACAGCCTGGGGTCACCTCGCGATACTCGCGGCAGCGGACGCAGAGTCTGAGATGGCGAGTGATGTAAGTGGGCGGGTAGGTCATTGATTATCGGACGTGGGGACGGGTCGCATTGTCTCAGGAGACCGCATTCTCCCGGGTCCTTTGCATTCGTCATCGATGTTGCCCGGCTTCTCTTTTGTACTGACGCGGCCGATCATCAGGCAGACCTTACAATGCACCCACCGAATCACTTTGTCGGGACCGATCCACTCGTGCTTCATGGCTTCTCCGTCTGCTGCAAGGACTCTTTGGCGAGTTTCACGCCTTCTGAGATTCCCTCGAGATAGAGTTTTTCAAGCCGATGCAGGAGATCGATTTCGCTGAGTGCGGTAATTCCGCAAGCGGCCTGAACCACCTTTTGTTTCACTGCCATGATGTTGATCATGTTTGCTCCGGTGATGCGCTGACGGCGAGTCGAATGATTTCCTGATTGCGGAGGGATGCGGCACGCACTTTCTCAGCCGTCATGCCGGCGCCTTCGTACCAAGCATGCCAGCAATGCTGGCACGAGAAGCCGTCGAACATGATGCGCCGGATACCGATGCCGCTCCGACCGCCGCAAATCTCGCATACGATGTCGTCAGTCTCGTCACTGAATTCGTAGTCAAGATCCATTGTCACCACCTCACTCCACCACCCCGCCATCCTCGTTCGGCTCGACCGGATCGCCCTCACCACCCGACTGAACGCGCTCGATCATCAACCTGAGTTGCTGCCGTTCTTCGAACGATAATTTACTGCTGTCGATCACGCTCTTATCCTTCACCTCGGTTTCCATCTCGACCTTCTGCGCCGGGGGGCGCCACTCCTGGCCGCCGCGCCTGCTTAATATATCCATGCCGACCTTCGCATTCGCCGGGTCGTTCGTCGAGGTCCCGATCCTTATCATGTTGGCCGCGACACTCGCGATCACATCCGCAGCACCGATGTCGTACTCCTCGCCGTAGTGTGTCTGCAGCGTATGAGCCGACAGGCCCAACAGTTTGCCGGCCAGCGTCTTCGGCATCCCCAAAGCGCCGAGCATCCGAACCTGTTTCGCGAACACCGGGGAGGGATGCTCGCCTACAGTGCGGAGCAGCTCGATCCGCTCCTCGTGCTCGCGCTCGATCTGGTCCATGCGCTTGCGCCACCAGTTGGCGAGTTGCTCGCGCTCATCCGGCGGCGGGGCGTCCTCGCGGTCAGGGACGGTGGCGGGGAGGGGCGGGGGTTTGGGGCGACGACCTCGACGCCGGGCCGGTGCGTCGTCTGTCACGTCCGATCCCTCACACCCAGCGGCAACATCGTCATACAGTCATATCCGCCACGGCTTCCGACCGCACGTGCCCACTTGCCGCGCCGTTTCAACAATCCCGCTACGTACTCTTTTAACGTCATCTGACACTCCCACGCCTCCAACTCGAGCTGCGTTTTCAGGGCGGTGGTCACGGGGATCGTGAGTGTTGCTTTCAGGCCGGGGGGGCGGGGCATGTCAGGTGCTCGGCACGGGGAAGAAAATCCGATCTGGCTCGTCGCCGTTCATCTGTTGGTAGATGTTCAGCGGATGAATCTCGACCAGCCGGCCATCCGTGAACTTAGCTTCGTACTCGAACCACATATTGTCACTGGTAAACGTGTAGAAATTCAACATGCCGTGAAATGGAACTTCCGCTGCGTCCTTCAGCAAGCGACCGTCAGCTGTGATTGTGTATTTGTCGAGGTAGCAGTCAAAATCCTTCGTCTGGAAATCACGATCCGGAGACTTCGGTTCACCCGGCAACGGATACTCACACTGGATGTTATCGAACATTCCCATGTTTATTCCGGGATGTGCCGCACGGATTCATCGAACTCAACGCGATCCGCAGCCTGCGCGCGCCGCGTCTCCGGGTTCGGCTCGTGATCGATCTCGCCCGGCATGATGTACGGAATTCCGCTGGCGGATAGCAGTTGACACTTGCCTTCATGGCCGAGAGTCAGGATGCACGTCCCGGTCAGGAGTTCACCGTGGTCACCGCGCCCGATTGGCCACATCTTGGAGCAACGGGCTACAGGCTTTATCGTCTTTCCATCCGTCGCGTATATTGGGTGCGACGCCATCGCCGTATTATCCAGCAACGCATTCGTCGCCGCGCTCATCCGCAGCACCGCCGCCTGCACGATCAAGTCGACGAACTTTGCAGCCTCCGGGCTGACCTCGCCGGTCCAGTAGCCGCGCTTCGTCACCTTGTCCAACACATGCGCGGCTTCGACTTCGTACGCCTCCGCGCGCTGCAGCGGGGTCATGCCTTCAGTATTCTCTGTCACGTTTCACCTCGTTCGTCGACTCCTCCACCTTCACCCGCTCCCACTTCAACAATCCCGCCGCGCGCGCCTTCGTGTCCTCCGTCTCGCGCTCGCGCTTGTCGGACACGTATTTGGCCGCCTTCGAAATGATCGCGGTCTGCGGCCGTGGCCGGGCGGCACTCACTTTTGATCATCCCCGCAGCACCGCGCTCCATTCAAACTCGTCCCCTCTATCTTCAGGGTCGACCAGTCTGAAATCGTCCTCTCGTCGTGGTGCTTAATCATCTCTGGCTGAGCGAGATCCACCACAAATTCTACGGTATGCCACTCGCCAGCCCACTCAGCCGTTTGCCAGCCGGGCGCCTTACTTACCCCACTCACCCCGCCACCCTCCCCGCATACCGCTCGTCCGCCAGCTTCCGCAAACACCGCGCCGCCAACCGGGCGTTCGTCCGCCAACTCAACAGCCAGCCGCGCCAGCCCATCTCTTTACAGATCTCCTCCATGTCCCCGTGAAACCCGTTCGCCTCCTGGTATCCCAGTACGCCGAATTCCACGCCCACCGTGCTCAGCCGCCGGGGCGACAGGCCCGCAAAGTATCCAATCCAACCCTTGGCGCTCGCCGGCTCCGTCGCCGTCCACGGAATCACCATACTCGTGTCGTCGTACAAGTCCGGACGCATCTCGAGAAACTCAGCCGCCGCCAGGATCGCAGCGCGGGCGAGCACAATGTCGGTGGCGCGGCCTCCCGGGTCACTCACGGGGTTTCTCCTTTGCGCCAGCCTGCCGCGCCATAGCAATCGAGCCTTCGGGGAATTCCGCTGCGTCGGCCCCACCGCCGCCATAGCACGGCGCGCTCAATCGTTCGCCAGCCGCGCCGGCCGCCCCCTCCTGCCGTATCGCGTCCGCTATTTTTTCAGACCCCTCATACACCCCACGGTGATACGCGTACTCGATGATCGCGCTGAACGCCACCTCGCTCGGCGGCATGCCCCAGCGGGCGAGCACTTCTTTCACGACGTCGGCGGCGCTCACTTCTCACCGCCCATCACACATGCGGCGCGCACCAGGTACGGCACCGAACAAAACTTCACGCCATCACAACCCTTGTGACGCAATGTCTCCACCACTGTCGCGGCTTCCTCGTTACATACATTGATGCTCGGCTCCTCGATGCGCTGCACGTTCGGCTGAGATCCGGCCGGCGTGTACGGGCCACTCATGATCACGTAGATCAGAAGGTAGATTTTCATGATGGCTTCTCCTCATTCCCCTCACTCTCATCATCCACTGGCGGAACCCATTCCTTCGTGTATTTGTTAGCCTCGATTGCGAATTGCACCCGGGCAATGGACTGCTCGCGCGTCAGTCCTGAATCCCTGCTTTCCCAATACCGCTCGTCCGGGTCGAGCACGAAAGCTTCCGCTTCTGGCTTCGGACGCGGAACGCCGAACGACTGCAGGTAGACCTGATCGATTCTTTCTTCCTCGGTCAGTGCGCGCGCAACCGCTGCTTTCGCCGGGAGTGCCTGCTCCTTCGGCAACTCTACCCCCGCGATTGCCTGACTCACCATATACGTGAGCTGGGCTCGCATCGTGCGCCCCTGGCTCTTACTGAACACGCGGAACCGCACCCGTTGGTCACGTTCCACTTCGGCACTGATTCGGTACAACTTCGGTACATCCATGAAAACAGAGTACACCGGCGCGGTACCCAGCGCTACCCTTTTCGGTGACGTACCGGCACTTACGCGGGACTGATTCAGTGCCCAGTAGGCACTCCATTGGCACCGGCGCGGTACCTATTTAATGTACCGATTCGGTACCGGACGGGTCCTTTTCCCGCAGACTATATACCACATTCCCCCTCCCATGGGTCCCCTTTATAACGATTCGGGGCGCAGGACCGGTCTCGGGGGTCCTACATTATGTAAAAAGGGGGCTCCCCGGGGTTCGTTTCATTAGGCATACAATCCAGGCTGTTTTCAGCTCTATTGGCTCGCCTATTAGGCAATGGACCAGGCGATCAGAGCCCGGATGCCTGCAGGCA